CATAAACCCCAATAACTCCATTGTGCATACCAATATCACGTGAAGTGTATCGTGTTGTGGAGTAAGTTTCAGTAGTACTTGTAGTACCTACAAAGTAATTCTCTAAGAATGTTGTATCTTGAGTCATAGGTACTGTGATAGTGAAATCTGTACACTCAGCAATGTCAATAATTTTAACATAATTAACATTGTACTCTGGTGTCAATCCCAAAACCACAGGATCAAAAACGAATTTAAGACGTCCCTTGTGATAAGCGGAACAAACAATCTGAAAACGATACTTGATAGAACCAGTCCAATACTGAAAGGGTTGCGATGCAGCACACAAAGCGGGCATATATTTAGTGCCCGCAACGCTCTCATGATACATAGCAGGTGTAACTCTCGCATTCCACAGCAGTGTTTCTGAACCCGACGATTCAGCCCAAGCAAAATTGGTCAACCAGGATTCCCTAGTAGATATAGATCTTATAGTTAGCGGATCTTCTCTACCAATGCCTGATATCCCTGGGTCAATGGATAATTCTTGTTTATCATCCACTGTCAACTTAATTGCACCATCTGGCACAGTAGTTGTAGCAAAATTGGACGTTGGTCGGGGTTTGTAGGGTTCGGGGTCCTTCGTAATGTTAGGACGCGAAAACCCAAGTATTTTAGCACCTGAGGCCACACCGCTAGCAACTTTTGATGTTGCTTTGGCATATGGCCCTATGACAGGTACATCTTTTAATGTATTCGCAACACTCGCTACTGATGTAGCAGGTCCTGAAATAACTCCTTTCATATTAGCCTCGTCAACCTCAGTTCCTGACTGAGGTGTTAAAGCGTTGAAATTTGTCGATGTCAAACCAGTGAGTGTAACGTCTTCCATCCATGCAAAAATAGTGATGTTACAAACATCAGACGCTCCGTTTGCATGTTTCAGACCAGTGAGATCACGAATACAAATTTCTCCCATTCTGTGCGGGTCATCATCCGTTAATCGGTAATTGTCACGATACCAGAAAAACGGCAAACACATTTCTCCTCCTCCATTGTTTGTTGGATTGAGAAATATCTTTGGACACTGAGATAATTGCACATTGGGTCCCTCTAAGAGAGTGCTAGTTGATGTTGCACCATCATAATAATGTAGGGGAAGGTAACATGCCATCGCTCTACCATAATGGAAACCATTACCATTAACAACAAATTTAAGGTGTAGTTTCCCTCTTGAGAGATAAAAGTTGGACATTCTGTTTTCGACCCTAGGATTAGATAAATATAACTCCCAAGGATCAAAATTGGAGATCAAAGTGGTCGAAGTAGACCAATTATATTCTCCTATCTTGATAGGTCGAGAAAAGAACTCGCTGAAACTCGCATCTGTCGCATCTCGTGCACTCCGCACAGAGTCTGTAACAGTTGGAATTTCCATTTTGTGACTTGGTGTCTCATCCTTAAATGAGACATTTTGACTGGACAGTTCACTGTCCGCATTTCCCACTTCTAAACCCGATTGAGCGTCGAATACTTGCCCTATCAGGTCGTCGGTTAGTGGTTCATTCCGACTTCTAAAATGTCTAGTTCTAACTATTGAGTCTGCAGTGTTCACAGAACACGAGTCTCTACGAACTGGACAAATGCTGTCATGGGCATCCACCCCGGCTCCTGTGACAACTTCATTATTGGAGCCTCGAACTATATCTATTACAAATCTACAGTTTCCGGTCTGTTAT